CCCCCCCCCACACAGCCACACGCACGCACGTTACGCGCACAGGCTCGCGCACAGGCCCACACGCACGCTACCCGTAAGGCCAGCACGCACGCATGTGTACGCCTACGCGCATGGTACGCACACGCACACGCGAGGGCCTATGGGGGAGTTTGGGCAGGCTTGGATTGGAGGTGCCCCCTCACAAATCTCTATCAAAATTAGAAATGTGAGAGAGCTTAGCCTTAGACCGGGAATGCTTCCCAACCTGTAACCTCTGGAATCTCCTCCCACCAGCTACGGTAGATGAAGGGTACTGCTGTACTTGTCGTTGCTTGCAGTCGAAGGTGGTAGAGGCCCGGCCCCGTGATCTGTTCAGCGCCAAGGTCGCCAACGCGTGTACCCGCTGAGCTACCAGTACCAGCCACAAGCTCCAACCTGTCAGTCTCTATACCACCAGTACACGTACCACCAACGGCTACGTTGATCTGACTTGCGTAGTATGGTTGCCGACGCAGACGGTTAGAGCCGTTCATGCCGTACACTGGCTGGTTAGTCCATGAGCCGGCCTCGGTACAGGCAGCGAACATGCTAGCCCGGATAGTACCAGCACTGATGACCAACTCCTGCCCCAAGATGAGGGCATCTACATCTGGTCGGAAGCGTAGCCACAGTGTACCGTTGCCCGGAACGCTGCCTGCCCAGAAGCTCTTGAAGTTGCGGCCCTCATACAGGCCGGGGTTGGCATTATGAACTGCTGCTCGGCCCCAGTTGCTGAGCTTGCCGTTGCCCTCGATAGGAACAACAGAGCTAAAGTACATCTCTTTATCCATCACTTATCTCCTTCGGCCCAATCACGTAGGGCTTGCTTGTCTATGTTACACTGACGGAGAGCATTAGCCCAAGCAAGGATAGCTTTAGCTAGGTCACCGTTAGTCTCGTACTGCACTACAGGCTCTGGGCAATCCAGAAGCAGGTGAGCAGGTGGTGTCTCCCGGATTGTCTCGTAGACTACCGGGGTTTTATTGGTCGCGCAACCCGCCAACAGAGCCACCAGAACGGCCCCTGAGAGCATTTTGAACATCAGTTGGTACATTGGTATTGCTCCATTCTTGCTCGGCTTGTAGGGCCTTCTGGAGGCCTTGCTGAGCCTCTGCCAATTTGCGGGCCTGTGAGGCGATTTCACGCTCTCTGGCTACCAGCGCCTTGGCGTCACGTTTTGAACGCTCCTGCGCCCGTTTAGAGGCCTCTGTGAGCCTGTCCACGCTGTCCGTCAGGGAGGCATTCGCCGCCGACAGGTCACTGAGATCGCGTTTGTAGAGGTAGACTACGCCACCTAGGGCTACAGATAGGGTGATGATGATGCTAATGAGGGCTTTATACACAGCCTGTCTCCCAATGCCTACGCTCATCGGCCCTACGGATGGTTAGCCCACGTAGGACTTTACCTTTAGCCTTGTCCCAGCGAGGGAACTCAGCACCCGCACCCCAACAGTCGTTAGCATTTATCTTTTTGAGTAAGGTGCTCTTGGCAAAGTTGCCTGAGCCTACGTTAAATACAAAACTCACGAGACTATCGTACTGTGCTTGTGATACAGGTACTGTCACTAGGCGCTTGATAGCAGCCTCTGCTTGACGCACATCACTTCTCAGGAGTTCTTCGCATTGTTTGAGGGTCTTAACCTCGCCCATCCTAGCTGTTGCTGTATGACCCGCACAAACGGTGGGTATCCCTACAGGGTCGAGATAGGTACGGGGTACCATCTTCTCATGGCTAACAATGCCCACAATGCCAGCGGCACTGAGGGCAAGGCCAGCCACCAATCGCTTGATGGCTGGATTCATGATTAGACGATGCCGTTAGTCACAGCAGTTGCGGTGATGTTGGCAACGAGGTTGCCCGACAGGTCACGCAGGTTGGTGGTGGCACCGGGTTGGGTGTAAGCCACGGTCACTGCACCAGCCACGAAGGGCGTTGCTGTATCCAGATGTACCAGCGGGCCATCCACTGTCACCTTGGTGAAGGTACGGGTAGGGGAGGTCACGAATGCAGCACCAGCAGGGACGAACTTGGGATCAAGACCTTCGCTGAATGCCAGTGTCAGGCGAGTGGGCAGCGAGGGAGTGATAGTCCGTGCGGTATTGGTGGGCACGGTCACGTCCAAGAAGCCCGACAGCGCAGCAGCGCAAGCAGTGAAGAAGTCGGACAGTGGCTTAGCAGTGCTGGACTTGCCGCCGTTGGCAGGAATCCCAGCGTTGATCTCAACTGCGCTGATGGCCTTGGCGGCTTCGATACGGATACGGATGCCGTTGGACAGCAGACCGGGGGAGGGGAGAGTTTCTACTCGCATGGGAGTTCCTTTAAGTTAAGCGGCGTTCAGCGGCCACGATTACGTTTCAACATTGATACGCCAGCCCGCTTGGGTTGGTCATATCTGTGGTACCCAAGTGGGTCTGATATAGCCTCGGCATGCGCCTTGGCTGCGATAGCGGCTATCTGCTTCGCCTGATCCAGCGCCAGCGCCTCATTGAAGTGGCGCACTAAGCCCTCAACCGCGTCTAGCCTATCGTCATGCACCAAGGCATTACGGACTAGACTGATCTTGGCTAGCTGGTAGAAGAAGCTGTACGTTAACCGGAGTGCGGGTGCGTACAAGCTGCTGGTTTCTAGGTCATGGCGCACGGCTTGCTCCGTAACGATCAAGCTGCCTCGGCCCATTACAGGCTCAAGGGTCTTGATGATGCGGGCTTCCTTGTTGCCACTGACCAGATCATCCTCAATACCTGCCGATGGGCAGTGCTTGCGGAGGATAGGTGTGAACACGGCCCGGAATGCACCGAAGCCCATGTTCTTCTCGATCTTAACGACCAACGGCCCATTGCCCATAGCCTCATAGGGCTTGATGCGTAGAGCCAACGTGTCGAGCTTGTCCTCAGTGTAGCCACCGGGGATGCCCCCAACGGCTAGCAGGTACACATTACCATTCAGGAACCCCCCAATGGCATAGGCAGTCTCGTCAGCGTTCTGTCCCCCACCTGCGGGGTCGATGTAGCACACAACCTGCTGTAGCTTGGCTGTCTCCCGGCTGATGTCGTGAGGCAGCGCCAGCTTGAAGCCATGCTCATGAACCGCATAGTCCTTCAGCATGGTCTGTGTCATGCCCCTGACAATGGACAATGGGAACAGCCCACCCGCAGCCTCGATCACCGTAAGGCGTTCGGACTTAAGCGGGTGCTTCATGGCATCCATCATCGCTGTGTTCAGCATGTGCTGAAGCTGGAAGTATGCGGTACCTTGGTCACGCTCCTTCTTCTGGAGAGTCTCCTCATCCAGCAACTCTGGGTCAACGGGCTGGCCTTGGTCACCCAGCAACCCACCACCCCGTGCAAGCTCTGGGTGCAGAGCAAGCCGTTGGGCGATCAGAGGGGCCAAGGATGAGCCATAGTGCTCCAGCTGCTCAGCAGTAGGGTAGCGCCCCGGCCAGATGCGTGTGACCACGCCACGGCCCGGTAGGCTGTTGTAGATGGACTCCATCGTTTGCGGAGTACCCAGCCAGATGATGCGCCCACTCTGGTTTATCGAAGTAAAGTCCTTCGTCAAGTGCAACAGCTTGGCCCGCTGCGTGGGCGTAGCGGAGTTCTTGCTGGATTCAATGTCATCAGGGATGAGCAAGTCAGCACGACGACCCTGCAAGTTGGCATCAATACCGATACAGTCAACCGAGGCTGACTTGTCGATACCCTTCAGGCTGTGGTGGATGTCGAAGCCCTCAACCGAGGTACGATCCCCTGCTGCCTTGTCAGGCCGCAGACACGCCAGCACATCCATGTTCATGATGATGCGAACGATCAGCGTAGCGATGTCAGTTGCCTGATCCCCACCAGCGGATACGATCAGCACCCGCCCTGCTGGGTTGTGCAGGAGGTACCATACAGCGAATGCCGCTGCAATGGTAGTCTTGGCCTGAGATCGCTGGGCCTGTACCATGAGGTACTGTGGGCCATAGGCGATGTAGCCACCAATGTCCTTCTGAATCTCCGTGGTGGAGAAACCAAGCTCCTCCATCACATCCTCAAGGAATGGGATGAAGGATTGGTAGTGTTGCTGCACAAGTTCAAGCTGTTGCCAGCGGGCCTGTGCCTGTACTAATCCTTCTCTTGCTTTCATTGGATGAAGCTAGCGTAGTGGTCAGCAGCCTCGTCAAGCGCAGCCTGTGGGAGCTTGCGCTTACGCTTAGCCTGTAGGGCTTGGCCGAGTTCGCGGAGGGCCGCATTGTCCTCAGCGTCTGCTGTGATGTTATTGTTCTTGAGGTAGGCAATAGCCGCGCCCAATAGGGCAGGGCTTGGCCGAACCAGCTTGGTGCCAGATTCGGTTTCCTCCTCATAGCCCTCAACTTGTTCGATGAGGGCACGGGCCACCTTCTCATGAAGGGAACCCAGTGTTGATTCACTTGCTGCCATGTCGGACCTTCCAAGGTTTGTACCACTTATCGCGCAGTAGGAAGAACACCTGCAAGACAGTGTAGATTAGGGTAGCCAACAGTACCCAATCAGACAGCCCCACCCCGAACAAGGTGAGACCGCCAACTGTTACTGCGGGTGCAGCCTTTGCGGCCTCGTTTGCAATGTCGTGGTGGTTGGTCATAGTGTTATCCGAAAGCTACAAAGCTAACAGGGAGATCAGTGGCTATACCACCGAAGGTCAGCACTTGGATAGTGCAATGTGTGGGTGCGTTCTGCTGCACAAAGGCAATGCCTGAGCCGTTGGCTGTGGCAGTCACCGTACAGTTGGTCGCACTCTCTGAGGGCTGTGCATAGTCAATGCGGTAGAGGCCAGTGCCCTGATACTGCACCGAGCCAATGTTATGGCTGCGGGTCAGAGGGGCAATCTGCCCACCGGGGATCACGATGCCGTAGGCAAGCTGATCGCTCGTCCAGTTGCGCAAGCGCGGTGCGTCTGCATCAGCATTGAACAAGCACCCTGTCCACGATACTCGGTTGGTACCGACTTGTGCGATGGTTGGCCGCAGTGTGCTGGGTATGTAGTCGTTGAAGGCTTTGAACCCACAACCACTAACCGACACGGCTTGGACTACGTTAACCGCAGACTCAATACGGATGTTGTTGTCTACGTAGTTGGCAGCACTAACTCGGTTGAACGTACAGCCAGCAAAGCTACTCGTCGTGTTGCGCGAGGTGTTGTTGAGCATAACATCGGCAGTGCCTTTGTTATTCTCGAAGTACGTACCGCTACAGTTCAGAGCGACAGCAGCCTCAAGGCCAGCGTTCACAGAGAGCAAGCCGCCCTTGGGGAACGCGCCAGTGCCGGAGATACCGTTACCTTCGATGGAGCCACCGAAGAAGCTCACGCAGCCGCCGTCAGTGAACCAGCCGCCGAGGTGGCCGTTAGCACCAAGCACGCAGTTGTAGAACCCAATGGCGTTAGGGCCAGAAAGGTAACCGTCGTTGGTACCACTGCGCTCCATACGTACACCAGCAACACTGTTGAACAGAAGCTGACAGTCCTTGAAGCTGGATGAGAGTGTGTCGGTAGCGTAGATGCCGTACTCGCATCCCCGGATATGTAGGTTACGCGCACCAAAGTAGGCGCAGTTGGAGAGGGCTAGGCCCACACCACCGCCTTGCTTGGAGATACCGAGATCAGCCACAACCTGATGGCTGTGCATACCAGAGCCGACTGTGCCACCAGCAATAGCGAGGACATCGAATGCCCCACCGTCTGCTTGAATGATCGAGGCAGTGGGCGATGCACCCAGCAAGCTGCACTTAGGAGCAAAGGCAGCAGTGTCAGCCGTGTTGTTAACAACAAGCGGGGCTGTTGTGCGATACGTCCCTACCGGGAACCAGCACACAGCGCCAATACTGTTGGCAATGTTGATGGCAGTCTGAAGCGCAGCAGTGTCGTCGGTTGTGCCGTTACCCACAGCGCCATAGTCCCGGACGTTGATGAACAAGCGATCAAGGTCGATGTTGCCGCTACCCACAATACTGGTGCCGTTGACTGTCTTGAAGTCCACGTTGCCTGTACCAAGGAGGGACACGCCACCAACAGACCTGATGTTCTGCTGGTTGACGAGTTTGACCTGCCGAGTAACGCCGAGATTAACCAAGGCATCCTGCACGTTAGTGGCAGGGATGTCGGTCAGCGCATTGTTGAAGCTAACGAGGGCAGCAGTGGTAGCGCCACCGCCGCCAACGATCTCGATGTTGCCAGAGCCAAGGAGGTTCTGACCGTTAAGGGTCTTGATAGAGGAACCACTGACGAGCAATGGTTGCTTCTCTGTGTCAAGCTCAACGAGCGCAGCCTGAACGTTGGTGGAGCCGATGTTCCCCGAAGGGACAACAGCAACCGCACCAGCGCCGACCACGCCCTGATTCTGCAAGTTGTCAAGAATACCCTGAAGGGGCGCACCCCTATGGGTAATCTGTAGTGAGTCTGGTTTGGTTGTCATTGTTAACCTTTTGAAGAAGGAGTATAACCAGCACATTAGACTGCGGGGATTGCGAAAGCGCCTATAGCGTTAGCGCCAACCGCCGTGCTAAAGTTGCTAACGTTACCTACCGTAGTCCATGTGCTAGCGTCGCGGCTGTAGGCAAACTCGACAGCTACCGGGCTAAAGGCGGTGGGGCTGCCACTCTGGCCGAGCCTTACCTCGCGTACACCCAAGCCACCAACAAAGTCAAGCACGATGTCTTGCGGCATTGTTGTACCATTGCTGGCCCACAACGAGTTGACGTTGTTATCTACCAGCTTGTCCGTCCCGTTGCTTGGGCCTAGACTCGACGTAGCAGTTATGCTAGTTGGTAGCACAGTAGCGCCCCCAGTAGAAGCAGCCATCTGCACTTCGGACATTGCCGTGTAGCCGTTAGTAATGGCCTGTGCTGTCACGGACACAATACGTACACGCCAGTAGCGCGGCGGGCCAGCAGCGTTAGCCGCAGCGGCCATAACCATAAGCATAGCCGTACTCATTTCACGTCCTTCCCGAGCATGAACCCTGTCCAAGTTGTGCCCCCGTCATGGGTGAAGAAGCCAAGCACATCGCGGCCACTTGCGGTGAACGTAGGTGCTGTGCCACCGGGCCACTTAGGACTAAAGCCGAACGTGGTGCCTGTGCCGTTCACAAGGTTCAGCACGAATGCCGTGGCCCCTGTGGCGTTGCTGATGTTGACGGCACCGCCGCCTGTGCGGGTGAAATAGTTACCGCCGTTCAGGTCAATAGTCGTGCCCGCGCCGATGTCCACATGCTTGTCAGCCACGCCACCAGAGTGGGTAATCTTGCCGCTGGGTTTGATGTCTATCAAACGGTTGCCGCCAGCGGTGAACTCTAGCATCCCCAAGCCCGCTGATGCGTTGCCCCATGCAACGATGCCGGGGCCATTGCCGTTGGTGAACCCGTAGGTACCAGCAGACACGGTGCTCTCGTCACCGATAACGTAGTTAAACGCTTGCACCTTGCTGCCAGTGAAGAAGGCGTTTCCTGTTGTGCCGCTGATGCTAACCCTGCCAATGCCGTTAGTCCCCAATACAAGGTCAACGGTACCGTCGGTCATGCCGCCGACATAGGTGGTGTTGTCCCAATAGCTGCAGTAACCCTTACGCACACCTGCCGCTGTGTACGCGCCGACATAGCCAGAGTTTAAGGCCCCGCCGGGTTCGATCTGGGTGTATCCCGAGCCGCTTGCTTTGACTGTGACCCTCCCGCTGAACGTAGCGTTGCCGCCAGCCGGGTTAAACCTCAAGTCGTAGGCAGCAGTGCCACCATCCGTCCTTTGCGCCTGAAACCATGTCGCGCCACTTGCAGAATCAGTGCCAATACAAAGGCCATAAGCCGGGTCGGTGTTGGAGAAATAGGCAATGCCTTTGGCCGCACCCAGCACGGGTGCATTGTCATTTGATGCCGCAGTAACGGTCAGCTTGTTTTTTGCTGTACCGCCAACGGTGACATTCCCGCTGAACGTAGCGTTGCCGCTGTTGTCAATGACCAGTGGCGTAACTGCGATACCCGCATAACCGTCATTGATGTATCGCAACACAAACGTGCCGTTGATGTATTGCAGATTGGCCAGTTTGCGGTTTGTGCCACCGCCCGTGTGGTTGAACCAATAACCAGCCTCGGCAGGGCCCTCTTGTGTAGTTACTCCTTTAAGCAGAGCCGAGCCGTCAAACTGCACTGCACCCGTGAACGTAGCACCCGACAGGCTAGCCTTAGCAGCCAACTGTGCGTCAAGGCCCGCCACATCTGATGTAGCGATAGGGAGCGTAATGCTGCCACCGCCAGAAAAGGTAAGGTTACCTGCGCCCAGCAAGCTAGTACCGTTGATGGTCTTGATGTTGGTGCCACTCACCAGCGTGTCTTGCTTAGCCCCAGCGACTGTCGCAATGGCAGCAGCCTGTGCTGTACTAACGGGCTTGTTAGCATCACTTGTGTTGTCCACATTACCCAGACCGACTTGGGCCTTGGTAGTGTTGTGTGGGTTAGAAGTGCTGGCAACGTGTGAGTTGATTCCCGTAACGTTAATGCTGTTAGCAGCAGCCACAGCCAATGTGGCAGCAGCCTCTGCGTCAGCAGTAAGCTGGGTCAGTTGCTCAAGTGGTTGGGCCACCGTAAGCACGAACTCGATGTTGTTTGATCCTGTAACAGGGGCTTCGGTAAAAGTCACCGAGCCGCCAGTGTAGGTGTAAGTGTTGCGCTGCTGGTAGACACCGCCGATGTAAACGTTCAGGCTGATGTTGCCTTGAGGTGCGCCAACAGGGAACACTGTCTGTGTGCCGTTACCGCTTGCACGGATAGCTACAGTGTAGCCAGCCACCAGACCCAGCACGGCGTTAACCGCCGCAGCGTCAGCAGCAGCAGCCAATGCCGCAGCTTGCGCCTGTGCAGCAGCTTGCTCAGCCGTAATGGCAGCAGCCAGCACCTCTGAGGTACTCACTACACCCACAGCGTCGGTAGCCTCAGCCGCCACGAACACAGCTTGCTTGGCGTTTGTGTCAAGAGCGATCTCAGTAAAGCCAGCCTCGTCGGTGAAGTCCACCAAGGGCAAGTCTTTAGGGGTGTCGCGGTAGATGGTGAGCAGTTGTCCGGTTGCGAGAGCCGGGACAATGCGCAGTGTGAACAACCCAGACAACATGCTGGGGTTCACTGGAATGTCGGTAGTGATACCGTTGTCGGTGACACTGGCCTTAACATGGGAGGTGCTAAGATAGCCGCCGCTAAAGGCAAACTCCCAATCGGTAGTGCTACCGTCAGTGTCGTAGATTGTCCGACTCAAGAGTTGTCGTACAGGTGTAGGCATCTAGCCCTCCTTGGTGTTAAAGGGCCACCCCGAAGGGTGGCGTACTACAGGTACTATTGGTTAGTCCCGCATTGTGTTGAGTAGCTGTAAGGCACCGGGCATACGTGACCCCGGCAGCAGCTTAGCTACATCTTCCAGCGTGTTGTCGTTAGGATCAAGTACTCCCTGAGCCATCTTCCACGCATCGTCTACCAGCGTCAGTGAGGGGGCAATGAAGTTACCCACGAAATTGGTTTCGCTTCCAGCCCGCCCGCCTGTTATGGGTGCGCCAGCTAGGCCAGCACCCACGTCAAGGAAGTCACCAGCCAAGCCAGCCACGCCGATGTAGTTAAACACGGCACGGCCAATGGCCTCAGATGACAGGCGCTGCTCAAGGAACTCGTCCTCGTCCTCGCGCCCAATGGATGCAGCTATGGTGCGAACCATGTACACTGGCACAGCAATGGATGCTGCACCTGCGAACAAGCCCACCAACCTAGCCGCCCCGGCTGCGCCACCACCACCGATGAGGTATTGGCGACTTACCTGCTTCTCCGTTGCGGTTAGCGAGAAGGTGCGGAACTGTGTCATCAGCTTCAGTAGGTTATCGTGTGCCCACTTACCGCGCTCACCAATGAAGGTACCCTGAATGATCTGCCGTGTCCCACGCCATACGGCTTGGATCACTGCTTCACGTTGGTCAGGGTCTGCGATCTTGGTCACATCGAACTCCACTGGGTTGCCGCTAGCGTCGAACCGGGCAGCACCGCTGCTCTGGATAGCCCGCTGCAACTCGGGCGTAATGCCCATGTCCCGCAAGGCAGCATCGCTGCTGCCGTCTTGGCTATACCGTGCGATCTTCAGCACGATCTGCTCAGCCATGCCGCGCTCCTGCACAGCGTGAACTGCCCGCCAGCCTGACAGCTTGCTCTGCAAGTGCCCAGCCCCACGGAGCAGCCGATCTGTTACCGTCAGCGTGTCCTGCCCGTAAGCAGGGTTGAGGTTGTTCTGGTTGTCAAAGGGTAGCACAACCTTGTAGTTGTCTGCCCCGAACTCTGCACCACCAGCCTCAATGCTGTCGAGCAAGCTGTTGTTTACCTTGTTGCCCTTGGACAACTCGATGACCTCAGCCCTCAAGCGACGGAACTCAGGGATGTGCTTCAGGCTAGCAGCTACGCCGATAGACCCGAACCCGTTGGCAAGCTCAGCGAACTGGTTGAACACCACACCGCCCAGCCTAACCACTGCGTTAGCTGTCATCAGACGATCAGCCCAACGCCCGGTCTGGTTACCAAACGGCTCGTTCATGAACTCCTTGGCGATCTGCTCGAAAGCCTCACGCTCAGCGTTACCTGCCATCTGCCCATCGGCACCGTACTGCATGGCCTTACGCAACAGCTTCAGCCCCTCAGTGCCACGCACTCCGAACTTGGTCAGTGCTACGTCACCGCTAGCCCGCCCCGCTTGGGAGCGCAACAAGCTAAGCTGATCTGTCTCGAAGATGTCCATGAGTCGGAACTCACCTTCGGGCGTTTGGTACACACGGTTGAGGTCAAGCTCAATACGGGCCTTAGTCCACCCAGCCGAACCCTTGTTGAAGTTGGCCATGTGGTTAGCGATCACATCCTCGGGCAAGTCCATACCCCGCAATGCTTCCTCTACGTCAGAGGCTGAGCCACGCCCACCGATAGCGGTGTCGTAGTCACCAGCCCCACGGGCACGAACCCGGTCAACGTACTTGGCCGCGAGGCGATCAGCAAAGGTCGCATCCCACCCTTCGATGGTAATGAACTGGTCGGTCAGTGCGTTTTGCAGCACTTGCCGTTTGGCGGGGCTGAGAGCCAGCACAGCGCCCGGAGACATGCGGTGGGGCATGTACCCCTTGCTGGTCGTTGGAAGCGCGTCTGCGCCGTTTGTGCCCGCTTTGCGCTGCTCGTTGGCAATCCGCTGGTATGCGGCCTCCAGCACATCAGCAGCCCCCCTGACGTTTGGGTCTTGTGTCAGCGCCCCACTGAAGCGGCGGGCCTCAATCTCTGAGGCTACGGCTTGGTTGAACTGCTTCCACTTGGTACCGCCGATAAGGTCATCCTTGTGGCTACCGCCGTTAGCAGCCTTCCAGAAGTTGTATGCACTCTGGACATCGTTGAGGGCATTGCCAAGCATTAGGCGCTCGGTGAGGTGCTTGCTAATGGCAGCAGTAGGCTTACGGATACCACTAGCCCCGCTTGCATCCTCCAGCAATTCCGATGCGATCATACGCACCAATGGGCTAGGAGACTTCAGCATCAGCAAGCCTGTCGAGGCGAACCGCCCACCCAGCGCACTGTTGGCGATGAGTTGGTCAACCCGTGTTGGGTCGATGGGGTTAGCTGCGGCCCACTGCTCAGCCCGCTTGTGCAAGGCAAGCATGGCCTGAGCGTCTGCTCGTGCCTTGGGTGTATCCAGCGGTGCCAGTGACAACCCGAAGCGCACAGCGGCTGGGTCAGTCAGCACCTCGTTAGCTACGTCAGCCGCAGGAGCCCTTATGGAGTATGCCGTGGTAGCGTTAGGCTTGTCAACGTGGGCAATCTCTTTAGCCGCGACTGCTCGCATGAAGTCCGTGAAGCTCTGCGCGGGCGGCAGGTGCCCGGCCTCTTTGGCCCCTGTGAACCAGCGGTACACGCTAGCCAGCCATTCGGTCATCTTGTCCACGATGCCTTTAGAGAAGCCTGTGGTGTTAGCCTTGGCAGCATCCTCACGGAAGTACCGTGTGCCCTGCTCGGCCAACCATTCCCCGAAGTCAACCTCGTATGGGTCTTTAGCGTTAACAAGTTCGGTCTTACCCTTACCGCTGCGATACTTATCAGCCCAGCGCATTAACACGGCTTCAGCGTCCCCTGCCTTGGCTTTATCTAGGAACTTTGAGAAGTCCGACAGCAGCGCACTACGAATCTGCGGCGCAGCGTTAGGCAGGTAGAAGTCAGTGATGGCGTGGGTAACTTCGTGCATGGCTGTCTCAACGCCACGGCCACCAGCGCTACCAATAGACGAAATAGCGATACGCACCTCGCTGCCTGCTGTCACCACCTCGCCTCGGATAGTGGCGCTAGCTGTCTCACCGACTGCAATACGCACACCATCAGGCAACAGGTGTGCCATATCGCGCACGGCCTGTGCTGCTGCCTTAACATCAGGGTGCATAGCAGCCTCATTGACTACAACTACGCGGTCTGTGTTTCCCTTGAACACAGCAGAGCCGGGTACGCCGGGTTCCTGCACGGTAGCTATACGGTCAAAGCGAGACGCAGCAGGTGCCTCGGTTGGCTCAGTGGCAAGCAGCTTACTGTTAGAGCTAGGGGCTACCGCATCAGTGATAACCTTCTTGGCATCCTCAGCAGGGTAGCTGTCCATGCGGCGGCGCATTTCGTCTGGGGTGGTATTGGGGCCAAGCTCCTTCTCTGCGCGGGCAGCATAGGAAAGCTCACGCTCCAGCACGGAGTTAGTAGCGCGGTTCAGCGCGGCCTCGGCAGTGGTAGCGCGAACGGCCAACCCACCTGATGCAGCCCCTATGAGGGAGTCTGCCACCAAGGACAGGGCCAAGTCGCCGGGACGGTAGCGCCCATCTGCAATCTGTGCAATGGCTTCAACCGCTGTGCCTGAAACGAGGTTCTCTGTGACCGCAGCACCAACAGCCGCGAACGGGCGGTTAGCTTGAGCCAGCGCCAGCGACCCACGCTTAGCGGTTTGCAATGCCTTTGCCACAGCCATGCCGGGTACGATGTTGCTGACGCTGGTGAACTCGCTGAGCAAGCTAAGTCCGATGCCTGTGAACCCGCCGCTATCCATGATGGTACGGGCACGTTCTTCTTCCTCGTTGAACACACGCAGTACCTTGGCTGCTGCCTCTGGACTCTTGGCCGTAGCGTAGTCCTCGATCAAATCGCTAGGTGCCCCCTTGGGTAACTGTGCCAGATCGGGAGCAAAGCCCTCAACCGCTGGGAACTCGTCGGCCCAAATGCTACCCGTAATCCCACGAAATAGGCGCTGGTCAGTATTACCAGACAGAGCAGCACCGAACTGCTCAAGAAGGTTAGGTCGTGATTCTTCGCGTAGTACATTGGCCTCAGTCTGCACCTCCAATCTCCGAGAGAACTCGGCCATGTCAGTGGGTCGGATGATGCCCGCCTGTATGGCAGCGTCAAGGGCAGCACTACGTTGAGCAGCATCAGGCTTACGCTCTATGGCATTGTCGATCTGCCGCACGGTAGGAGCAGGTGCATCCTCGCCGTAGGCAGTCTTGATCTTGCTGATGTAGTTGCGTGTCTCGGCGGGCAGCTTAGCCGGGTCGGCCCCTGCCTTGATCCACTCGTCAACCTTACCCGGCCCCCAATTGTACGCGGCCAGCGCGGTGTCGAGATCACCGTACTTGGCGTACATGGCCTTCATGTAGTCTTGACCCACCCTGCGGTTCTCTGCGGGGCTGTCGTCTTTGGCCGGGACAACCCCAAAGCCGGGATCGCGCTGGGTACCGGGCATGAGTTGCATCAATCCCTTAGCCCCTTTCGGGCTTACGGCGTTGGGATTACCGCCACTCTCTGCTTGTTCCTGTATAGGGAAAAGTCTACTGAAGTCCATGTTGTTCCTTACTGGTTCATACGTCTACGATAAGCGTCCCTCTCTGCGTCTTGGTAGACTACGTTAGGAGGGGGCTGGGAGAGGTCAGGCTTTGCTGGCACATACGGGGCCTTGCTAGCTTTCCATTGGTTGTCAACATCACGGGCTGACAGGGTTGCAGACTTAACGTTACCGTCAGTTCCGATGCCCCACACGATAATGCGCGGCACCTTGTCGGGCGTGTCGGGGGCTTGCACAATCCTGACACCCTCGGTAATACCAACGGACTTTGCCGTAGCGTCAATAGCGTCACGGGTTGCACGATGGATTCCGTCGCTGCCAACTGCGGCTTTCAATGGGTCAAGCAGCCAGTCACCGAACGATGACGTTCCTGCGACCTTGTGCCAGAAGTAGCCGCCAACAATAGACAGCTTCTCCGCCTGCACCTTTGCTACCTTCACAGCTTTGTCGGCGGGCAGGTTAGGGTCTAGGTAGGGTGACAGGGCAGTAGCCAAGCCAGCAGGGTCTACTGGTGGCACCTCGTTGGTAAAGTGCAGGTAGGACAGTGTGTTGTCCCACGTGTTGCTAAGCGCCTCTGTCACTTCCTTCCTACGCTTAGCGTCAGCTATGGGCTTTGGATCAGGCTTCATCGCATCAACGAAGAATGCCTGAAGCTCGTGAGACTGTGGGTTGCGTCCCTGCACAGCCTTAGCGTACTTCATAAGCTGGTCTTTGTACTCGCCGCCGTAAACAGCAGTTGGCACAGGGTCGTCACCAGCGGCTACCTTGATCTCACGCCACTTGCTGTAAGCAAGGTGGAACTTGGTAGCATCGCCAGTTTGCAGAGCCGCCGACACGTTGGCCTGAATCTGCATCTTGGTAACGTTGTCAACCACACCCGCCCCGGCTGCGGCTACTACCACAGGCATCAAGTTCTGTTTTCCTGAAACGCGAATCTCATTGAACGCATCCTCGCGCTCTGCTGGTGTAAGCAAAGCCAAGGTGCTGGGTTCTCGCACAGCCTTGTCTGCGTTCTGCACGATAAAGTCCTGCTTCAGTGCGGCTTTGGCAGCAGCATTGCGCGTGGAGTCAATCTCTCTGCGGGCTGCTGCTGCGCGTTGCGCCTCTGCCGTACGGAACTGTACAAGCTCGGCAGCAGTGGTGGATATTGGGATCAGCGGGCTTGCGTCCCCTGTGGCCTGCGTGTACTTAGCATTGAGCGCCTGTGCTTCCGCAACTATCGATTCGTCTGTGGCAGCGGGGTAGGAGGATAGGCTCTTGAAGTCGGCAAGGTAGGTTGCGAACTCGATAGGCAGGTTGATCCTAGCCCGTGAGCTAGCCTGCTCTTTAGCACGATTGATCTGGAACTGCTCCTCGGGGCTGAGCTTGTCGATAACGCCAGCCGACTTGGCGAACTCATATGCCGCGAAGTTACCGCTAGTCACCGCCTTGCTGATGCTGGTTGAGATGATGCGGTTATGCACCTTCTGGTCTACGTCTGCTGGTTTATCAAACGCCTGTGTTGCAGAGATCGCTGCGCCCAGAGCATCGCCACCATCCAACACTGAGCCGGGTTGGCGGGCTGCTGCGTCTGCTTGGCCAAGCGCAGCTAGCTTGGTGTCCATGTTGCTTTCCATAGACTGCTCAAAGACTTCCTGCTGATAGCGCAGGTGCGCCTTAGCTTGGTTCTTAAGCATGGTCGGCATGGCCTTAACCATTTCAGCTTGCACCAGAATGTCCGTAGCTGGGTCGCCTGTGGCCGCAGCTTGCACAGCACCAGTAACCTTGGCGGTTATCTCGTTGGCGCTGAGCTTGCGGTTCTCCTCCATGTTCTTCTCGAACTCAACCGCAAGTGCTGTAGCCTTAATGCTGGCAGTATAGGCCCGTGCCCCATCTACCAACGCGGTGGAGCCGAACAGCTTAGAGTACCACGGCTGCTCGTCTACGATCTCGGTAACGGCTTGACCTTGTGAGGCTTTCTGTACGCCCTGCCAGTACATGGCTGTACGCTCTGCCTCCAGATGGGGCTTGAGCAGATCGCCACCGAGCTTAGCCAGAACCGCAAAGGTAGCGTCTTGCTTGGCCTCTGGTACTTGCAGGGCTTGGGCGGTGCGGGTTGCCCCGCCGCCTGTCGAACTGTTGCGCATTGACTGCCGCAGCACCGGCTGCATCTGTGGGGTACGCCCACCCTCTGCGGCAAACGTAACAGTCTGCCCGAGTCCTTCGGTTGGTGCGCCCAACGTGTTATCGTTTGCCATTGAGGTTATCCTTTAAAGAAGTCTACTGCCGTGCTGGTTAGGTTAGCTAGGTTCTTGGTGTCCTGCATACCCATGACCTGAGTGAAGAAGTTGCCGCTGCTTACGCGCTTAGTCGCAACGTCCACACTGTAGTCGATACCGTCGATGATCTCGCTGCTGTCCAAGCTGTCCCAGCCCGCTTGCAGAATCTGGGACTGCCGCTGCTGAGCATCGAAGTCGCCCTGCTGGCGGGCCGTTAAAGCCCTCTGGGAGAGCCGCGCCTTGCGCAGGGCTGTGGTGCTATTGACCACATCTGCTACGCCGCCTGTGAGGCCGCTGAGGGCCGTTGCTGCGGCTTGTGCGCCCGCCTGCTCAGCGAACCGAAGCTGGGTTTCAAAGTCATCCTGAATCTCGCTGTCCCTAGCGCGGCGATAGTTGATTGCTGCTGCCTCCGCTTGCAGTCCCGTATTCTCAAGGGTACGGTTGTTGTTCACGGATTGGTTGTAACGAGCTAGGGAGCCACGGGCACCGCCTAGCTTGTTGTTGGCTGCGCGGATCAGGTTGTTAGCGTAGGCATTAGCCTCGTTCACCGTGTTGCTAGCGTTGACGTTAGCCTTGTCAGTGATACCTTGGCTGATGCCCATAATGGCCTTAAGGCCGAAGTCGGCTGCTGCCATAGCTGTGCTCATGATTACTCCTTAGAAGCGTTGTACTCGATTGAACCACTGCCCGACCCATTCGAGGCCAGTGACTGTAAGCGGCAACCACTTCCGAGCGAACACCGTGAGTTGGTATTGCCGGGACTCCCTGCCGATAGGGATGCTGAACTGACCTGTAGCGATAGGCTCTCTGCCGATAGCGTTAGTGGGATCACCAAGGATACGGCCACTGAACTCAGCATCACTGACCACAGCGTTGCGATAGCTAACCGTCCAGTTAAAGCCACTGGATTCCTTGAAGGCAAGCACCTTCTTGGTGATGGTCAGCCGCCCGCTCAGGATAGCCTTCTCCTTGCTGTCCCGCATGTATGGGTTGGTTGGGGAGAAGTAGGCAGACTGCTTAGCGCCAACGATCTTGTCAGGCTCGGATGGATACTGTGCGACGAAGTTGGCTAGGTTAGCCAGCCCTGTGCCGTTGAACCGCTTGGGTGTGGCAGCGCCTAGGGCAACAACCCACTCATCGAAGTTGCCCGAGCTAACCGAGTGGTTAGGGGAACCCAGCACACCTATGCTGCGGTTGCTGTCAAGGTATGGGCGCTTGCTCAGCAGCGTATCCAGCGGCACGAAGTCGGCCACGGTGAACACCTGTGTACCGTTAGTCCCCTCGCGGAGGTGGTACACGAGGATGCCATCAACCACTACGGACATGCCGATGATCTGGCCTAGCGCAGCATTGAAGTCCCAGCGGCTCCACGAATCCAGCTTACGGCCATCCTGCTTGTCGAGGTAGGTAAACACATGGATGCTTTCCCGTGCCCCGGTTGTGCGGAGGAACACGTAGCTGGGTGAGCCAGTGGCTGACGCAAGCTCGATGATCCCGCCACCTAGGTAGCTGTCAAGTTGCGAGCTAGCAGGGAAGGACTCTGGTGTGTTCTCTGTCTGACCGGGCTGAATCTGGTGGACGCTAGAGAACCCCTCGCCACGCTTGGCGTAGAAGATGTAGCCGCCCGCAGCGATGGGTGCAGCATCAGCCACGCCCTCGTAGTTGGTCATGACAGCGAGGTTAGCAGAGGTTGGCGTAACAGCGAGGTTGCCCTGAATGACGTACTGCCGCTTCTTGCCGAACAGTACGAGATCGCGGTCATACAGCACACTGTGCCTAATGGTATCATCCTCGCTACCCTGTGCCAGCAACTCGAATGGGTCGTCGCCGGGTACTGTAAGCACCGTGCTGCGGAAGAAGTTGAGGTAGTCCTCAGTCTTGCTCAAGGACAGCACAGCCCCCGCCCCAACGATGAGACGGTTCTGGAATGTCCCGAGGTAGTCGATGGTCTTGCCTACGAAGCTGGGTGTTGGCTGTGTGTCAAGATCGCCAACTGTGGCAGGGCTAAACGTTGGGTGGGGGCCAGCGGTTAGGCCACCAAGGAAGGTAGCGTTGCTAGCCATGTAGATTACGTTGCCCACAATCGTAGCGTATGATAGCCCGCCTGTAATGGTTTGATCCACCCCGGCAGCCTCCACCCAAGACACCTCGCCAAACACACCGTCCGCCGTGATTGGGTCTTTGGCCACCGCACGAAGGTAGAACGCCTCTGCGTTGGCCTTGCCACGCACTTTGACGATATGGTTGTGGGCGTGTATCACAGAGGTGGCATCTACGCTGTCGATCTCTAGCGCGACACCTCGGATTAGGCTACCGTCACCACCATCAGTCACCTCAACTGCTAATACCCCGTTACTAACGACGCTTCCGAAGCATAGGTGGGAACCGCGACGAACAACTGTTAGCCCGCTTGTAGCAAACAGGTTCAGGAGCTGTTGAGCAATAGCCTCTGGCTGTATGGCCGCTGAGGCTGTGCCGATCCACTGCGTAACGGCTGCGTTGTAAGCGTTAACCCTGTCGTTGACTTTCTTGGTGTAGTCGGCGTCAGAGGTCAGGATGTCTGACGTATCCAGCACACCTTGGTAGCTGGCTGCTGGTGTGGTGTATGACCGCGTAATAAGGTTGAACTCTGTCTTAACGGTTACGGTGTACGTCCGGCTATGCGCCCCACCACGAACCCAAGCCACGGCCCTCTGGTTAGGCAGACTATTCCAGCGGTCAAATGTTGTGCCCGTAGCCGGGACAGTGTTACCTGCAAAGAACAGGTACTTGCCAACTGACGTTAGCGCACTGATCCCACCGATCTCCGTGTTGTCGAAGGCTGTGTCTGCTGGGTTGAACTGGCGAGTAAGCCACACCTTGTCCGTCTTGTTGTAGACGTACATCAAAGGCAAGGCGCTAAGAGCAGGGCGGGCTGCTGTGCGGTAGAGTACGCTGTACTCCTTACCGCCTGTGTCGAAGTCATAGCTGACCCAACTGTTAGTGTCGGCCAGGGCATCGTCAAGGCCGGATGGCGCAACTGGTACAAGCTGCTCAGCTTGCCAGATGCTACCATGCCGACGAACCAACCCGTTAACCGGATCGGACAGCATGTTGACCTGTTCGTTATGCTGGCCTTCAGCACGGTCTTGCGGCACTTGCTGGGATACCCCGCGTAGCAGCGAGGCGTAACTGTTGGCTGCTTTCATGTCAGTAGTTCCTGAGTTGGCGAGTCACCCGCTTAATGCGAGAGAGGCGCGAGTTGCTGTAGATAAGGTTGACCGCAAGCTGGCGAGTGTTCTCAGCCTTGGCCTCAGTGCGGGCCAGTATCCATGCTTGGGTTAGTTCTTGTCGGCGGGAGTTGTCGCCATCGAAGTTCGATTGGAACTTGAGGACTGTCTCAGCCGCGATGTAGTCGTTAATGACAGCGGGTGTCTGCTCGAATGGAAGCTCACGCACAAGCTCGCCTGTCACCGATTCGGTGTGGACAAAGCTACGGGTGCGCGTATCGTAGAGGCGACCACCACGATCAACCATCCACGGCTTAGCCTCGCTACGCACAAGCATGTCGCTAGAGCGTACACCACTCTGCCACTTGAGCGCATCACTAGGGAGTACGATCTGCCCTGTTGGGTTAGGCACAAGCGTGATGGCCTCAAGGTTGAACCACCACCCGGTCTGCTGGATGCGGCGGCTTGCCTTAGCCAACAGGCGTTGGGCTGTACCTCGGAACTCATGTGGCTCAAGCAAGGTGTTGAGGGGAGCCTCACCGAGGGTGGCAAGGCAGTCGTTAACAACGTCAAGTGTGGATGCCATAGCACCTCCGGTTAAAATGGTTGCAATAGATGCAGGGGGTAAAGACACAAGCAAAAACCCCCTGCACCGGGTTAGGGTACAGGGGGTAATTGTTTAGGCCATCACGGTTTAAGGATCACGCCAGCGAATTCAGCGCGGTTGGGTGTCACACCATAGGACAGGTGGGCATCCACGAACCACTGCTTGGTCACCTTATCCCAGAACACATCAGTGGTCAAGGGGATAGTCTCACCAGCCAGCAAGGCGCGGGGGCTGAATGCAGCAGCCACAACCTTGGTGAAGTCGCCATCGTAGGCGTTGCTGTTACCGGCGTTGGACAGCAAGTGGCCTGTGATGTTGGAGCCACCGGGGAAGTTGGTGGAGCTAATCACGGGGACACCGTAAGCCTTCAGGAGGTGGGCTTGGATGCTCGTACCTTCCGAGGTCTTGTACGTACCGTCGATCAACTGCTCGTTCTGCAACAGGGTGTAGAACTCAGCAGGGCGCACAGCGATCATCACATCGTCGGTGCGGGGATCAACGTCCTTCTCCTCCAGCTTGACGAACAAGTTGGCAATGGCGGCGTACAGCTTGGCGGGATCGAGGGAGTCGCCAGCAGCACCCAAGGTCTGTTGCGAACCACCGAAGTGACCAGCAGGTTTGCCAGCAGCGCCGGATCCACGATAGGCAGAGTCGGTCAGCAATGCGGCCTTGATCGCTTGGATGAAGAACGACTGGTCGTGGAACTTGGCGATCTTCTTGCCATGCTCCATACCGATTTCCTTGCGGCTATCGTAGGAGGTCTGGAAGGTTTCCAGCAAGGGCAGGACAGCGCGGGCCAAGATCACCGTGTCAACGGTCAGCGTGCGCTTGGCGAAGTCCGTGCCAGTACCGTCGATAGGCGCACCGGGTGTTGCCTTCTGCAACGTGGACTCACCAACCGCGAAGTTGGTAATGGTCGAGGTGCCCTTCACGGGACGCACTGGAATCCAACCCTTAAGGGCAGACTTGCGCTCGATGGTTGATTCGACTACGCCAGTGAATTCTTCAAGGTGCAGGGCAGAGATAGAGCCAGCTTGGTTCGCTTGACCTGGGCGAACAATGGCGTATGAGTCGTCTAAAGGCATGATGCTTCCTTAATGTTTTGCCCACCCTACGGGATGTAGGTGGTAGGGCGGGTTACTGTACTACAGGTACTAATTGCTTAGCCACGGAATGCGGCACGGCGGGCTTGCAGCTTGGCATACTCAGAGCTACCTTCAAGGCGACCATTGAGTTTATTGTTCAGCTTCTGCACTTCTGTTGCGTACTCACGAGGCGAGAGTGGCGCATTGTCGGAGTGTGGTACACCACCACGGGCAGCGTTAGCCAGCGGGTCACGGGGGTTGACCTCGACGTTGTTGGCCCGAGCATACGCATCAGCGAGATACTTGACTGCGCCCTTGGCGGCAAGGCCGCCCTTGTTCAGGAGCGCATTGATCTCAGTCTTTTCTTCTGGCGTAGCGTTGGCACTGGCCCACTTCTGAATGGCTTCCCATTCTTCCTTACCACCCGCCTCCTTGTACACGGCTTCCTTGACAGCAGCCTGAGCCTTAGCTGTCTCGTCTGCCTTGCGGGAATATGCAGCCTCGCCCAATGCGACGAACTGCTCCCAACCTGCAACACCCTTAGCGGCGAGGGTAGCCTTAAGGATAGAGAAGTCGCCGTTTGTGGCAGCGACCATTGCTGGGTGGGTTTCTGCGATGCCCGCTTTGCCGATGAAGGCAAGAGCCATGTCCAAGCCTACGTCACCCGTTGGCTCAAACTCGAACACTTCACCCTCAGCGGGCGGTGTTGCTGGAGCAGGTGCCGGGGCTGGTGCCCCTGGCTTGGGCGCATCGTCCAAGAGGATCGTTGGGTTGCTGTCCTCTTGGTTGTCTGGGTTCGGGTCGTTCACGGGTTGGTTCGTTGGGTCACTCATGCTTGTCCTTGTTGTGTTGCTGCCGCTACCCCAGCCTCAGTGGCTACGGTTTGTGCGGCTTGATCTGCCTGTGCTGCTGCTACCTTCTCGGCATACTCAGCGTCAGTCAGGATGAAGCGGGATAGCTCAATGGCCCTGCCCTGTCCGATGAACTGTGCTACCTCCTCCCACTTGATGCGAGAGGATAGTTCAGGTGGCACGGTCATCAGGGTAGCCATGTCGCCCATTGCTGCTCGGAAGTTCTCAAGGTCGCCGTTACGGCTAAGAGCATCCAGCCCTGTGATGATGGTCACCTCAAGGTCAGCGCCTTTGAGGTTCAGATCAATGGCGTCAAACAGCCATTGTGCCACAGGTTTCTGGAGGGATGCTGCAAGGGTGGAGTACACGCCGCCGTATGCAGTCTCAAGCTCTTGTGCGGTAAGGCGTACTTCCTCTTGGGTAACGCGCTCTGCGTCCCGGATCACGGCGGATCCCATCAGGAAGCCACGGCTAATGCGCCGTTCGTAGCTATCGAGGATGTTCTGTGCTACCGTGATGGCCTGTGGGTTGCCTCCCTGTGTGGGTGCAACGTCAGTGGGTAGGCCGGGGAGTGCGTCACCATTCTCGCTGTTGTTCAAATCCTCAACCGAGGTCTGCCCTGTGGGGTTAACCATCCAGCGGTACTCTGTGCCCAGCACACTGCCATCGACCACGGACTCGGACAGTACGCTGATGGCCTCAAGGTCGCCAACGTATTCCTCTACCAAGCCTGTGCCGTAGTCGGCCTCGTCTGCCAAGTCCCAAGTGATAGCTTGGTACGGGCAGCGATCTAGCGGCCAGCGGCCATCGTACTCCTTGGGCAAGCGTGTCTCATCGACCCACTGTGTCAAGGTGTACTGGTTACCCTCCCGCTTGATCCACTTGTAGAAGCAAACCTCGCTGTCGTCTTGGTAACGCTGGCGCAGCATACGCACAATGCTAGGCTCAAGCTCATCGAACTTGACCTTCTCGCGGATCACGATGTGCATGACATCGCCCCAGACGTTGCGCTTGACAACGAAGTTCTTGAGGCCAATGACCCGAAGGCCGCGCTTCTCCAGTACGAGCAAGGCGTTACCTGCTACGACCAGATGCCGCATGACTTGGAATAGCTTGGGGCGCTGTGCCCGAGAGTCCAGCACCTTGATGGCATCGCGCTCACCCTTGGCGAGGATGCTGTCAAGCTGTGTCTCGGTGAGGCGGGCGGCTGCTGCTTGTTGCTTGGCCTTGGGGCCAGCTTGCAGCTTAGCGAACGGGCGGCTCGGGGCGAACATAGCCAGCATCAGCTTGTTGCTAATGTGGTTGACTGCCTGTGCCCCGATGCTCTGGTAGTCGTGGCTCTGGTCTGTGTTGTTGTGGTCGAAGCCATCAGGCAAGCAGACCTTTGGGATGGTCAGCGCAGCGTAACGCTCAACGCGGGTAATGAACCCACGGCGCAGCCCATCACAGGCCGACCATAGACTTGATGCGGTACGGTGCATAGGTTACCCTTCAAATGTTTACGCCCCCGGAAGTACCAACGCCGAAGGTGGCGCGGCGCTTACGGGCTGTGGCGGCTGAACTTGTGTCTGCTGGTGCATCGAGCAAGACCTCTGGGTTCTCCAGTGGCTTGTTCGTTTGCTCAGCGGCAGACGTTAGTGCTGCGTTGCGGGCAGCGGTGAGTGACTGTTGCTGTGCAGCTTGGGCAGCAGCATCGCGGGCAGCTTGAGCAGACTGCTCGGCAGCGGCGCGGGTAGCGTCAGCTTGCATACGCGCAGCGTTCTCTGTAGCCTTAGCGGCTTGGTTAGCCCCGGTCAGGGAGCCGACAACTTTACGGACGAAGCCCATAGTTAGACCTTTGTGCAGAAGCTCTGCGTTAGCTTGTGGAACCCAGCCTTCTCATAGGCTTGGGCGACGATGTTGACCGGACTGCTGTCGGCAGTGAGGATGATGCGGCACTCATGCTCAGCAGCGATCTCCTTCAACGCTGGTGGGATGGAGTCAACCGACCCGCCACTGCGCACCTTGAGGACAAGCCACTCTTGGAGAATCCAATCCTCGGAGTACCAAGGCTGGATGAACTCGGTTAGTACGAGGTACCCATCAATGATGTAGGCCGCGCCTATCTTGACAGTCTCCAGCACGTTGGCTAGGGCGGTGTCAAAGTCGATGGTATTTATGAACACGTAGTTCCGCGCATAGGCTTGTAGCTTACGCACAGCGTTGGTTATAACCTCTGTATCATCATTGAGGGTTGCGAGTCTGTACGACATAGCCTGTCCTTAGTTCTTTGAGAACGGCTTGGACTCCCAGTTGGAAGCCAGCCTCCAGATCGGTTGTGCTTGAGGTGACCACCAGCTTAGAGAGCTTAGCTTCCAAGGTGGCGTACACTGCTGGCTCCAACCTTACGATTACCTGTGTTGGTGTAGTCATGTGTAATACGGGTACTAAATGTTAACTCTCGGTTGGCTGTGATGCTTTTAAGGCAGCCTCAATAAGTGTTCTTTCATAATCGTCCAGCACGCGGAGTGACCTGCCGTATTCGCTGTAAAGCCGCCAGCACATAGGCCCAAAGAAGAAGCACGGCTCAAACTTTAAGTACCTTCCGCCTTTGAGATTGATCTTTGTCACTGCCTTTCCAACTGGCTCGGCCAAGGCGGCGCGTAATGCATTCATTGCGTTATCGCGGTCACGCCAATAGAGTGAATAATCACAATCACGCTCCCATGCATCTATGACATACAACGCCTGCTCAATCAGGGCTTTTTCTACTGTGATTTTCATTTGGTTCCTTAACTGAAGAAGAAGTCAGATTCCAGCACATCCATGATGTCAAGGCTACCCTTGCTGGGTGGCGCAGGGATGTACGGGTATGCCTTGTGGAGGTCGGCAGGTGGATCGCAAGCAAGGTACATGGCAACGAACTGCTTACGGATGCAATCGTACAGCTTACCTGCATCGGCAGCGTGGGTGCCATAGTCATCGTGGATCATGGCGAGTGAGGTGATACCCTGCTTGGCAGCATCGGCTGTGGTCAGGTGCAGGTGCGCAGCGTCAAGGCTGTGCACAAAGTTAGGAGCCAGCCCGCTAGCGTGTCGACCAATGTCGGGGATGTCGCTCTCGCTGTGCACCCTGATCTTGACCGGGCCATGCAACCATGTGTTTATGCGGTGAACCTCAGCCTCGAAGTAATCCTGACAGGCAGGGAAACCGGAGGGTGTAGTCCAGCCGATAAGCTCAGCGTTGCTTTCCTTCATGATGACACGTGCCGCCTTGCGCAGCCAGTCCATAGCCACACGCCCCTTAACCACAACGTCACCGATGGCGGGCCACACTGCCTTCATCAGGATGGTAGCTGCCTTGCGGTATTCCTTGGGGTCGAAGGTCGGGCCAAGGTTCTCGCGGAGGTAGTCGTCGATGATGTACTCGGTGGCAGTACGCTCAGTCACGCCGTAGGGTGTGGTCATCACGCTGCGCTTGACAGCCTTGCGGCTAACTCCGTGGGCCAGCCACTGCTTACGGAGGCGGTCACCCTCCTCGTCCAACTCCATAGCCTCAAGCCGCTTGGTCGCTGCCTTGGCTACGTTGTTGTAGATGTCCTCCATGATGGCGTTGTTCGTGAGGTTGGTAGCCTTGCCGCCCACCTCGTCTCGGAACATTGCGCTCAGGTTCTGGAGTCCGTTGCAGCTACCGTCCATGCTGATAGGGAGGTGGCTAACGAATGACTCGGGCTTGTTAGTAAAGTCCTCGTACTCAAAGCACCATGCCAAGAACTGCAATGGGTCACCTGCCTCAGTCCAACCCGTGTTGTTAACGGGGTCGGCAGCGAAGGACAAGATCATGTCATGGCGTTCCTTAACCCAGATCATGCGGTCTTGGAGGGTAGCCTTATCGAAGCCCCACTTATTAGCGCCTTGCACGTGGAACCACAGCACCGCGCTCTCGCTGTCCAGTGGCTTGCCCTCGGCAAACTGGATGAGCGCTTTGCTCAGGTCGGAACCCTGTGGATTCAGCCCGTATGTCAGAGGGTACAGACGGCCCCTAGAATCCGCGAAGTACACGAAGTAGATAGCTGGGTACTCCCGGAACATTTCGGCGGCTCTGGTGGCCGCATAGAAGCGTGCATACCGGGTGCCCAGAATCTTGCGCTGGGTGTACCACTCGGACTTCTCATGCTTCCACCGTTTGAACTCAGCCAGCTTGTCCTCGGGCCACGTGTCGCGGGGCTGCTTAGTCCAATCTTCCTTGAGCCACGGGAGGTCGGCGGGTGGTGGGCTGTCGGTCAGGGATACGATCTCCTTGGTGGAGAACTCCTTGGCGATAGCGTACACCGTGTTGAGCAAGCGAACGTTGACTGCCCAAGCTGTGCGCTGCAAGGCGTTGACCGCATCGTAGACTGTTGGCATGTCTGCCTCACGCCCACGGTTACGTGCAGCCCTGCGTCCGTGGATCAGGGTGTAGTTGGAACGCCGGAGTTCCTTGGTGTGGTAGCCGCCCTGTACGCCGAAGCCCCAATCTAGTGGAGGCTCAACGCATGGGCCGTACACTGGCATGGTCACAGCCACGTAGGCTTTAACCTTGTCGATCTGCTCGATGACCTCGGGATGGATAGCGACCTCACGCTCCTCGCGCTTGTGGCCTACGCGCTTCTCTGGTGCCAGCGTGATGAGGCCAGCATCCTCAAGCAAGCCCATGATATAGAAGCCTACCTGCTCACGGGCACCGATGTTCCACTCAACGATCTTGATGCCGCGCTGCCGTGCTTGCATGGTGAACACGGTCAGGCGGTGGCGCTCATCCTTAGACAGGCGGCGACCGAGATCGCTAGACAGCGCATGGTAAAGCTCGGGTGCCTCATCGTGAATCTGGGCCAGCACCAACTCGCGGTGGATGGTGCGGCCAATGCCATAGGCTAGGGTGCGGTGTGTCTCTGGCTTGGCAGACAGTAGTACGCTCAGGGTGTAGCGGATACTCAGGAAGGAGGCAGCCTCAATGTCAACCGACTCCAGCAGGGACACGTGTGCTTGCCTACGGCCAGCCTTCTTAGCGTCCACCTCAGCCTTGATGACAGCAGCCAGCGGCAGCACGTAGTCTTGCATGAGGCTAGCGGCGTAAGGGTTCTGGTGGGCACGGCCCTGCTCCTCGGCCCTTGCCATCATCTTCTCAGCGCGGTCAACGCCGCCATGATACATTCGCTGTTCGCATTGATACTGGTTCATCAAGTCCATGTTGTTCCTTAAAGTATTACGTCTGTCCTGATCCCAAGGTAGCGTGGCTCACGGAACGCGCCGTTAACCGTCAGCCCCATCGCGCCTACCTCGATCACCTTGCCGTGGATCAGGGTGGGGTCCGCGATGTAGCTGTCTACCTCAGCCTGTGTCAGCCCGGTGCTAACCTTCTGGTACACGCCGTTAAAGTGAAAGCCAAGGGCTAGGGTATGCTTGCCTGTCTTGTCGCCCCGTGCAGCATGAAGCTGCACAACCTTGACGGACTCACTGATGAGTGGCTTGGCCTTGATGAAGGCACCATCCTTACCATCGCACACGTTGTATGCTGCGTTGCCGTTAGCCAGCACAGCCCCGTCGAAGTAGCTGTCGGTGCGGGCCTTGAGTACCTTGGCCTCAGCCGCAGCGTAGGCCAGCGCGTTGCTCAGGGTACCTACGAACTGTGTGCGCCGTGGGCGGTAGACATTGCTGTAGCTGCGGGGTATGAAGTTGCCAACCAGCGCAGCGATGCGGCGGCTGTAGATGGCGGGGTACTTGCGCCCATCGAACTGCCCTAGGATAGGCAGACCAAAATCGTCCATGTCGTAGGGCACCATGTCGAACGGGACAAAGCCAAGCTCGGGTTGCTTGCTGTGTCTGCGGAACATGCCGCTGATCTCGTTGAACTGTTTGCCTACTGTCCATGCCTCGCCGCAGATGGTAATAGTCTCAGCGTTCTTGATCTCTGGGTAGTGGTCGAGCAGGAAGGTAGCAATGTGATCCATGCTAAGCACACGCTCACCGGAACGGGAGAACGTACCCCCATGCTTGCCGCTAGCGAAGCACACAATGGCATGGCACCCATCGTACTTGGGTGAGATTTCCCATACCTCGTTCTTCTCAAGCACAGCCCGTTGCTTGGCACTGATAGCTTCCACCTCGATAGCTTTGTGAACCAGATACTTAGCCATTGTGTTCCACCTTTGATAATAGTTTAGCTACCACAGCGTCGTCATCTATACGGTTGGCAATGGTACGTGCCTTTTCTTCTGTGTCTGCTTCTACTGTAAGCTCGTAGTCGTCGCCGAAAGCGTCAGACATTAGGAAGGTGTACCGCATCAACCTCTCCTCAATGCGATGTACGTTTGATAGACAGCAGCCTCAATGATCTCGACTGCTTCCTTGAATGGTGTATCAGCCTTGAGCTTCTCGGCTAACTGCGCATACAAGTCAGCCTTGGCTTCGTCGTATGTGAATACCTCAGAGCGATTGAGTGTTGAGTAGATACGATCACTGATCTCCTCAACGTCAATGACTTCCTTATCCTTGGTGCCTGCGTAGATAGCGAGAGCTAAGACATACGCAATGCCTCGATTACTTTGTCCCATATGTTAACCTCACAATGTATTTGTTGAACCATCTACGTATCACATAGCTTCTAGCTAAGCTGACTACCGTAAATACTAAACCTATCTGGATGTTCTCACCCAGCGTAAAGGTTGCACCGTATGCTGGATAGATAAGCAACTGAACTACCAAGTTGATTACATACCCAATCAATACGTTAACTGCTGCTTCGCTTAGCGAACTGAGTTTGCTTTGCATGACTCCTCCGTATGATGAGTAGGAGTTAGCTCAGCATGTAACTTGTACAGATGTTTCACTGTATCTTCTAACCCGGTGATTAGAGTAGCAAGGTCTGCCTTCGGTGGTCTGTCATCTGTTAGCTTACCTACTACCTTTGCATCTAGTAGTATAGCTGCACATGCTATTACACTAGCTAGATGATGTACTCCAGTTGCTTGATCTGTATCCTCTCCATTCCACCACTTCTTCAGGTGTCGTTCTAATGCTGCTTTATAGATGCTAGCTCTCACACCAGCTACTCTCCAGTTGTAGCTTCCGTACTTACTGGCTCCTTCAGCGAAGCTGGTGGCTGCATACAGGTGGAGTGTGTCCGGTACTAGGTCAAGTGGTAGCTTGCTTGATCCTACTGCATCCTTTGGGTTCGTTGGTTTCTGTTCCATCTCTGCGATCCTTCGGTCGGTGCGGATAGATGCCGCGCAGCTTACAAGTGTAAGACTACGCTGACATTGACACGGCGGCTTGCTTACGCAGAGGTCACAGTGTCTACTCTATGCTCCAGACTGTTTGTGGTGGACAGTAACTTAATCTGTCCCAGACGGGGCACGTATGCACCCGAAAGGCGGTTTCAATCTGGAGTACTACAGGTACTAATTAGTTAGCCAGTAAGCTCTGCCGCTTCTTCTTACTGTTAAGGGTATAGCGTGAACGGGCGAAGCCCCCACACTCTGCGCATTGGTAGCGAATGTACTGACCTGATTGAGTCAGTGCTGGTTTCTCAAGGGCATCAAGGTGTACGCTACCGCAACGAGGACAGCGCATTGCATCGTCATCATAGTAAGCTGCCACGTTAGGGTGGCCTACCATGAATGGGCGCAGCTTAAGGTAGAGTTCCTCTGTCGCTGGCACGTCGATGCAGTTGTACTTCTTCATCACCTTCCATGCTTTAGGGTTACCCTTCAAGCATTCAGTCCACAACTCCATACCGGGGAACTCGGAGTGTGCGTACTTAGGTGTGTCGGTTAGGTGCTTGCTCAACCACTCAAGCCTGTTGCTTGTGAACTTAGCTACATCCTTAGCGACCAGCATGGTGTCGATCACCTTGATGGGTGGCAGCGGGTCGAAGCCATACTCGATGAGCCTAGCATTGATCTTCTTCAAGTCAAACGCCTTGCCGTTCTGCGCTATCACGATATCCACATTGCTGAGGTCAGCGTGTAGCTGGCAGAGCAAGCCCTCATCATCCCGAGGGTCAGCCTTGTCGCTGGTGTCGTAGTACCGAACCTGCTTCTTGCCCAACTCCTTGATGCAGTAGGACATGATCGACCATTCCTCAACGATCTGGTTCAGCCCTATGTTAACCTTGAACAAGCCCCACACGTAGGCCACGATGGGGCTGGTCTCAATATCCAGCGTGACTATCTTGGGGCCGCGACTCATTGGCAGCTTTCGCAGGTAGTGTCACCGCTTTGATCGCGGCTACACACTATGGGTTCGTCGCTGAACAGGTCAAGCTGCTGCCACTCGCTTGGCTGCACGGGCTGCTCTTGCCCTTTTGTTTCTGAGTTCTCTGCGCTCATCATCGTCCTTATGTGTAGGGTGTAGGTACCCTGTATGGTTGGTGGTGTGGCGCTGAAGGTAGGCGGCTGTGCCTTGCAGGAAAGCAGAGAGGTTAACCACGCCGTAGCGTTTGTAGTTGTTCTCTATCTTACCGAGCAGGGCATTGCATCCGTTGTGCAGGGTAGCACGAACAGCGCCTGTGCTGTGGTTGTGGTCAAGCACTGGCTTGGTTAACGGCAACTGGCAGATGGCACAACGTCCACCCTGTGCTGCCGCTAACCTTTCCCGTACCGTCGCAACCTCACTGGCCTTCAGCCGATAGGGTGTTGATGGTGTCTGCATTCTGTACTCGTTCGTTGATCTCAGCCCATGCTGTAGCTAGGCCATGACTGCCGTCATTGAAGATGGCGAGTGGCCCGCCCGGTGCCAAGCAGTCATCCCACTTGCCGGGATCGCGCCGCATCCATAACAGACAGGCTTGCTCCAGCATCTCGACCAGCCAGCGATCCCCATAGCATGTTCTGTACCAGTGTGATACCTCTTTTATGTATTGCCCTTTCGGGAATGCCCATCCAGATAGCATCTTTTTCGCTGTTATCTCGCCGCAGGATTTAAGTGCGTCTGCGCTGTACACCCTGTAGCGCGGCAGGCCGGGGATATGGTCGGCTGTGTCGCCGTGCAACATCTGCAACCAGAACCACAAGGGGCCGTACTGCTTGTCGTTGAACACACTGTCTAGTACGGTGAGTGTACCATCTAGGTTGGTAGCCCACCCAACGTAGTGCATACGGTTGCTCACCCAATCAAGGTGCCTGCCCGGAAGCATACGCATATCCTTGTCCTGTGTGTAGATGACCACATCATCTGGGCTACGGTAAGCGTAGTACCCGAACAAGTCGTCGGCCTCAGCTACGCTGGTGCCTTCGATTGTAAATGGTACGCTACCTGTCTCCATCAACTCGCGGAGGCCACGCCAGTTCTCAGGGCGGCGGGAGTTAACCCGCTGTCCTTGGTATGGCTTGACCCTTGCGATAGCATAGCGGTGACCCTTATGGCTACCGCTGTTAGTAAGAAGAATGCGCACACTCTCCGCGCCGCTGGCTCGTTGCGCACCCTTGACCTTCTCGATCAAGCGGGCACGAGCCTCGCCTATGCTAGTCTCATCGTTGCCAGCACAGTAGTAAGCCAAGCCATCCCCATCAACGAGGAGGACTCGGCGTTCTACTGGTACCGCATTGTTAGTCATAGGCGAGGCTGAGGCAGCGGCTGCAATAGCTGCTGCGTGGTCACTCATACGATGTCACCGAGTGCATCAGAATGGGATGTCGTCGAACTGGCAGCAGCCCCGGCGTTGGTGGTAGGCACACCAGTCCGGTTGGTCGTCGGCAACCCATCTGGCTTTCCCGGCGCGTCATCCTCCTGCTCAGCAACAGTGGGGATGTCAATGCTCTGGCCGTTGGCCGCAAGCAGCACGTAGATCGGAGAGCCTTGGAAGTTGACCGCGCCCTTGATCTTGTCTTGGAACACGTTCTTGCTACGGGCAGGGGCAAGCACCTCACCCTTGTCGTTCTTTCGCTCGGGGTACTCGCCCTCGATGTAGATGCTAGCCCACTGTGCGAGGTCAGCATGTTGCCAGAGGAAGCAGCGGATCGCGCTGAGTGCTGGCGGCACAGCCACATCAACCCAGCCTGTCTCGCTATCCTCGTCCTCCTTGCGGGGCGGGGCAACGGTGTAACCTGCTGGCCCCTTGAGGGTAGCAGTAATGCGATCCTTGCCTTGCTTGTCCGTCCACTTGTCATGGATGATCTCGCCCTTGAAGCCCTCGCCCAAGAGTTGCGCAATGTGCTGGGCGTCTTGGCGGTAGTTCATACGCTGGAACAGCTTGAAGAAGTGGGCCTTCTCGTTGAGGCTGTAGCTTTCCTCGACGGTGATGCGCTGAGGAATCTTAACACCGTCCTTGGTTTCGGCAGGTGGGTGGCGCTTGCCTACCAACTCGAACACAAGCTGCACCTTCTCCTTAACGGTGGGCTTGCCTTGGAAGGTACCCTTCTGCTTGCCGATCTCGACGTAGCCCACGAAGCGCAAGAGCGCAGGGCCAGCAGCCGGGGGTTCGTAGTCACCACCACCACCCGCTTGGGCTTTGGTCTGGTCGGCACCAGCGGCAGCAGCCGCAGCACCCAATGCTTTGAAGTCAATGGTCATAGTTCTCTTTCAGTTGAGGAAGGATGCGACATAGTCGCCTAGGTATTGCTTGCGCAATTCGGTACGCAGCACTGCTGCACGTTGGGTTAAGCCGGGAATCTTTTCTTCCTCGGCCATGCTCTTGCCCCAGCTAGTGTCGCTGGGTACAGGCACAGGGATAGTCCAGTTGAACCACTTCTCCATGAACTCGCTAGCCAGTTCCATGCAAGCATGGAGCAGACACGCTGCCTCAAAGGCTACGCTCTGGTCAGCATCCACATAGCTAGCATCATGCACGGTGTTCACGATGAGGGCGAGGCCATCGAAGTTACGCTTGGCATAGAAGGCACGGACAGTCAGCCACATCGCAGCCTTCATCCACTCACCGCCGCTACCTTGAACGATGAAGTTCCTGATCTCAGTAGGTGAGAAGCTAGCGGTCTTGCCTCGGCGGCACAGGTAGGGCGGGCTAGGCTGCTCGTTGTACACATAGAGCTTACCATCAGGTGCCCGCAAGAACCCCTTGCCCAGATGGCAGATGACACCGGGCACCTCGGGGTGTGGCAGGGTACGCTCGGGCACACGGTTGGCGTTGATCTCTGCCGTGATGCGCTCGTAATACTCAGCGATCTCAGGGTACCGTGCATCCTCAGCATCAGCCAGTGACTGCACCTCCTCCTCGCTCATGCCTGTGGACTCAGCGATCTTGGCAACGCCAGCACCATAAGCTCTTTGAAACGAGTAAACTTTCGCCTTGGTACGCTTGTAGTCCCACTCCTTGTCGTACTTGTCACCCTTACACAGAGCGTACACCTCGTCGTACTCCATGTGTTCCTTGGCTGCAAGGCGCACAACGTGGAGGTCGAGGCCGCTCTTAAGGTCAGCGATCAACTGCTTGCACTGTGTCAGCACAGCCTGAACGTACACCTCAAGTGAACTGAAGTCCGACTGAATGATCTTGCCATCAGGCCCGAAGCGTGACACGAAGATCGTCTTGACATCAGACTTGTTACCCTTGGGAATGTTCTGCATTATATTCAACAGCGGTCGTTAGTCGCTGCCCGCCTTACGGCTGCTGCATGTTGCCATGCAGAGTAGACTATATCATAGCAGGCGTACCTGCTCTCCGCGCTTCCAGCCACTTGGCTGTACTCTCTTTCGAGATAGTCGTTGCGCCTACCCAATGATGCAATGCAGCGTGTTCGCCCATTGTCAGCATAATCAAGTTGTCTACGTTGTTGTTGTGTGGGTTCTCGTCGCAGTGGTGTACGCAGTAGCCAGCGGGTACCTCTGTGATACCCAGATGCTGCGCCATCACTACGCTGTGAACGAACACATGCTTGCTGCCTCTGCGCCCTGTGTACCAGTCAGGCTTGAGCATCATGAGGTAGCCTTTGTTGTCACCTACTACACCAATGTAGTTGTGGTGCAGCGCCGCTGTCTTGTTCTTCATTGGGTTAATATCACCCAGCTTAGACTTGCGGTAGTTGGCTACCTTGCGCAGCCTGCGATACTCTGGGCAGTAGTTCTTAGCAACGTACTGCCACACCACCTTGTAGGATAGTGTCAGCTTGTTGGCAATCTCTTGCAGAGTAAGGTCAGTGTTCTCGTAGTAATACTTGATGTCCATCGTGTGCTCCTAAGCAGATATGGTGGGGTTGGTTCAGGATTGTCTGCTGTGCTACAGGTACCAGAATATTCTGTACTCGCAGATGTCCCCTGAGTTCACGGAGTTTTACAACCTCCAGATAATTAAAGGTTGGGATTAGAACTGGAGAGGCGGGCTGTCACAGTGCTGCACATATTCAGCATGTGGTGGATGATGCCCTCGTTGTTCACAAGGGTAAGCATACCTGTCTCATTACCGTCCTCATCCTTGCGGTAGTAGTACGTGCCCAAGTCCTTGGTCAGGCTCATGAGTTCAGCGTATGCCTTGAGGAACGGCACACCGCTGGTGGCTAGCTCCTCGACAACAGCCGCGCTCGTTGACCACACACCGGGGTCAGCCCCTGCCCACTTGGGGTTGGGCTTGGTGTAACCAGTGAACACGAAGGGCCGCTTGACTATCCTGCCCTTGGGCTTGGTGTAGTCATCGACCTTGGCCTTCTTGGTCTTGAACTCGCCAGCATTCTTGCCACCCCTGTAGATATAATAGTTGGTTGGGCTGCCCACCTCAAACGGGTCAACGAACGTGGTGCTCGCATCCTCCAATACCCATGCTACTACATCCCGCTGGGCATAGGCATAGGCTGCACTGCCATGCTCAGGTGGTGGTGTCCATGTGGTCGTGCCATCCTTGAGGTCGTACGCGCGGCAGTCATACTGCACCGTGCCACCGAAGAACAAGGCGCTACGCTGCACTGGGCTACCCCAATTGAAGTCGAAGGGCAGGTCAGCGGGCAGGTACTGAGCCAGCCCCTCGCTGAGTTGCTTGACTGTCTCCTCTAGCTTGGCCGCAAGCTCCATGCCTGTGGCCTTGTCAACGTACATGCCATTGCGCTCAGCCTCAACGGTGAACAGGAGCGCACCCATGTTGAGCAGGATGCTGTTAAGCTGGCCGCACTCACGGGCACGGGCTATCTGCGCTAGTGCAATCTTCTCTGTGTTCTCTACGTCACCGAGTTGGAACACACCGAACTCATCGTTGCCACCGCATAGGTAGCGGGTAAGCAGGGCGGGGTCGATGTCTGGTGTGTTGACACCAGCATTCCATAGTACCTTGACCTCATCAACCTTGACGTTGCCACCGTAGCGCGGGGCCACCTCGTCGAGGCTGAGCATCTGATCCTTCTGACCCATGCCGTTGAGCAGGTACTCAGCAAGCTGACAGTCCCAAACATTACCGCCACCCGCTACATAGTCCATCCATGAAGCAAGGTTATCATCATCTTGCAGTGCGTGGAGCAAGTCAAACTTGATGTTAAACCCTATCAGCAAACGAGTATCGGCTAGCACTGGGCGCAGCCAGCCAGTAGGGGGGCGGCTATTACCGAAGCGGTGTTCAACAACAGCACCGCCTTTGTGTTTGAATGCGTGGGTCACCGCGTAATTGATAGGGTCGAATGGGTTAGCCTTGCGCTTGAAGCTGGTGCCTACGGTAGTCTCTATGTCCCATGTAGTATAGCTCATGATACAAACCTTAATGCCGTTGCCTCCTTACAGTTACCGCACCCCCCAAGCGTCGGTGAATACCAATCTAAACCTGCTTTATCCATCTGCTCCATCAAATTTATATAGTATAAAAGTTTCGGGCGCAATGTTTTCTTCCATGCGTTGTAGAATTGTTCTGTCATACTGTTGCCTCTCTGTATCTGCCACGTTGTGAATCGAAGGTGACCTCCTGTTGGGGGCTACCCTTCTTGCCTGTACGAACCTTCTTGTTCTTGGTCGTGCCGATGTACCTGCTGTTCTCAAGCACGGGGTCATTCAATGCACCGATGGTGATGATGACATCAGCCGCACCCTGCTTGCCTGTCTTGCTATCCTTAAGCTGGGGCAGGGTTGGGTAGCTAATGCCGTCAGCATCAGCACTAAGCTGCGAGGTAGCAAGCACAGCACAGTCGTGCTTCACACCCATCAGACGTGCCCACTGGTACATAGCCTCGAGCAACTGGTCGGTACGCTGGCCGTTGTTGTTAGCTTCGCCACCGAACTTGATGTTGTCCACCATATCGAACAGCACCACGCCCGGTGTGTACTGCTTCATGATGTCCTCGACCTCATGGTTCCACATATCGTGGATGTCAAAGACACGCAGCGCACCTGGCCTACCGCCTAGGGCAGCAGCATACTGCTGTCGCACCTGCGTCTTGTACTTAGCGAAGGCTGGGTCGGCGGGCTTGTTGCTAAGCTCGACCAACTCCTCAGTAGTTGCACCCAGCGCAGCTTGGAAGTTACGCATGATGATCTTGTTACCCGGCCCCTCGTTGTTGAACCACAGGATGCTGCGGTTCTCGCCGGGGTACACGATGTCAAGCTGCGCTGCCATGTGCGTCAACTCGCTGGCGCAGAATGTAGTCTTGCCCTTGTCAGGGCGAGCAGCAATGACCACGAAGTCTCCGCCGCGCAGTGGTTTGATGTGCCTGTTAAGGCATGGTAAACGCCAGTGCAATCCTTCATCGTTAGCCTCAGCCTTGAGCAAGTCCTCGATTGGGTCGAGTACCTGTGGGTTCTTGACCTTGCGATCCACTTGCTGCTCGAAGCGTTCGACGTTGGCGCGAAGTTCAGCATACAGGTCAACCTCATCCCCTTGGTTCCACTTCTCAAGCAACGAGGTGACACGGGCAGCAGTATCAGCAGCGACAAGGCGCTCCATCAACCCAGCCTCAAGCTCTGCGCTCACGTCATCCATGCTCTTGGTGATGACCGCATCGTACAACCCGTAGCTCTCGTCCTTCATGTTGGGATGACGGAAGCCACGGTACCACGTAGCAAACGGGCCATGCTCGATGCGTTTAGCATCAGGGAACTCACGGAAGAATACACCGAAGTCTGTGAGTAGCTCAGCGACCAGTGGTTGAAGTGCGTTCTTGGGCACGCTTCGCGCTAGCCTGTCGTAACGCTCTCGATATTTCAGTAGCCTCAGTACGGTGATGTCCAAGCTCACGGGTTATCCTTTCGTATCGTGTGATTGTAGAAGCAGGGCCAGCACACAACCCACACTTGGGGTCGTGACTGATGGAGTGGATGCAGCTAGTGCATGTCTTGTGTATCATCGCCGCTCCTTATAGTTCTGTTCATTGCACCACTGCCATGCGTAGAAGTGCTGCACGGTGTACGCTTCTCGGTTGGCCCAACCAGCTACAACCCATTGCCCACATAAGAGCTTGATATGCGGCTTCAAAATTTCACCCCAATTTCTATGGCTACCACACCAGCGGTGCCGTTACCCACAGGCGGGACAGCCCGAACAGTAGCAGTTATGCTGCCGAAGTCATAGGTAACCACAGCCCCAGCAATCAGAGGCTGGCGATACCCACTAGCTACACCACCGAACACCCCGATGCTAAGCGCACCATACTGGATGGGTGTGTAGTTCACGAGCGCATAGTTACTGCGGCGATTGAAGCTGTTGTTGTAGCTGCCCACTTGGATGCTAGCATCATGCCGCACCTGATAGCGGAGGCCAAGGCCAACGTTGGTTTCGTTGTAGGTCTTGTGCCCTGTGTGCTTGGACACACCGTGAATGATGAGGCTAGTCTCAGCCCGCACATCCTTGTGATACAGCGCAGTAGCTAGCGCCGCTGCTGCGGTGAACACCACCGCCCGCCATAGTTCATACCTCATGATACATACTCCTTGATCTGTGCCCTATGCAATAGCTTAGGGTCTTTCTCTGACACAACATTACGACACACAACCCCGAGTGATCGGAGCTTAGCAAGTATCTTGGTTGCAGCCCGCTGTCCCGGTGGGTCAGGGTCTAACCAGACATTAACTTCCTTGCCGCTGCTAACGATAGCAGCACACGTGAAGTCATTAAGGCTAGTGCCCATGAGACACCAGCCGCAGCCAACTAGGCCAACCTTGTACGCACTGAGTATGTCCTCAGTCAGCGTGATGCGGTCAGCCTTACCGTAGATGGGAATGATTCGCGTCTTGTCTACGGGTGGGGCGAGGTATTTGGGCACACGCTTGTCCACTGCACGCGCTTGCCAAAACAAGGGCAGCCCCGTGAAGGGGTCGAGCACGGTCAGCACGACTCGATCAGTGGGTGGGTGATACCCAGCCCCCAGCGCAGGTAGATCGGCGCTGCAAAGCCCCGCCTTCAGAAGCCACAGCTTGCACTGCTCGGGCCACTGTGCCCACTCCCTCACCAGCCCATCAGGAAGGGCCACAGAAGCGCCGATCTTGTTGTCGGCTACCTGCCTATTGGCGAGGCGTTTTAAACGCGCCTCAAGGGGTTCTGGTGCGGGCGGGATCCATCCACTGTCATTGCACCTGAAGCAATGGGCACGCCACCCTGTGTGGTCGCGGCTCACTGTCAGGGTACGACCCGGCCCGCAGTCATGGTCTGTCCTAATCCTGCCACCATCAGCTAGCTGCTCAGCATGACGCACCCATGAGGCAGGGCTTAGCATCAGCTACCGCGCACCCACTTGATGACCCGCTTGAAGAACCGGACAAGAGGCATACCCTTATCAATGGTTGGCAGCTTAGGCTCTGGCTTATAGAGCGCACGGTTAATCAACCCAGCCAGCAGCCAGTTGACCTCGATGCGTTTGACAGGCTTGTGATAGATACGATTGCTCATGGTTTCTCCTTGGTTAAGACTACGACATAAGCCCCGCAGGGCAGGGCTTATAGCTTAGGCTTACTCAGCCACAGCGGGAGCCACGATCTGGGCTGGGTAAATCACGAGCAGCTCAGCATCGAAGCCTTCACCACACTGCACCTTGACCTGAGCAGGAGACTTCTTGCCCTCACCCAAGTCAGTGCTAGGCTTGACAACCAACACAACACCTGAGCGAACCACAGGGGCAGAGGTAGCAGTTGTACGACCGAACTTGAAGTCGATGGTTGCACCAACCTCGGGCAGGGCCACGACCTTGGGTTGCTTGGCGGGCACAACGATGTCGTTCTCGATGTTGTAGCGGCGCTGTTGCAGCTTGGCAATCTGCTCGTCGATGCGAGCCAGCTTTTCTTCTTTGGTCAGGGTCACGGCGTTGGTTGCGTTTGTCATGGAGATTTCCTTTAAGACAGGGTTGATACTCACCTCGACATGAGGTAAGCGGTGCGAAGATGCACCTTACATAGGCCACGTTAGTAGCCTATGTGTAGGTAGACCTTAGCCTATGTCTTGCTCAGCCGCAGCGTAGTACGCCTCACGGGGTGTGAGGGGGCGAGGGTTCGCTGCAACGTACGCAGCAAGGTCAGCTACCGCCTTGGCTACTTCTTGCTTAGGCTCCACCACCTTGCGGATAGTGCCCACTAACTGCTCAGGCCACACAAGGTTGTCACCCGCGTACACAGGGCGCTTGAACTCCCAGACACCGCCGAAGATTGCGTGAAGGTTCCTGATGTAGTTGTCTGCTGCGGCAGCAGTAAGCCACTGCTTAGGGCCACGACCGGGATGACCGAGGCACTGGCCTGTCACCAAGTTCTCAATCACGTAGGTAGTAAGGTCACCCTTACCATACCCAACGATTGCCAGTGGGTAGATGTTACCCACGGATTCATTCTGCAACCCGGCGTGAACCGGGTGATGTCCTGCATAGCTCATACGATGTTCCTTGTAACAGTCAGACACACAGCCTCAGCACCCAAGCTCTTACCTTGTGGGCTATTGAGTTGCTCATCGGTGTTGTTGAGCTTCTCAGCTTGCACAAGACAGGCTTCCCGGCTAGGGAAAGGGGCGAGTACGATGGGAGCCACCTCAGCAGAGGCAGCGGCGAACCAGATGGCGAGATAGACAGTAATCATGGTGACCTCAGTGTGTTACGGGTTGCACAGATGGCAGCTTAAGGTATGCCTTATTGAAAGCGCCCCACTGCACAGCTTCGGGGCCGAACAGATAGCCAGTGTCACTACTTGGGTAGTAAATGGCACAGCAATCCTGATCGGTGTTAATGAGCATGTCCCAAAGCAACAGATGCTGGTTAGCATCGAGCTTAAAGACACCACTCACAATGACCGTATCCTCCTCGGTCACATCAGTTGCGAGCTTCACCTCACGGTAGAAACCCTCTTGCATGAACTCACCAAGGGCACGGCAGATTAGCACTAGGCGCTTAGTCCAGTGCAGCTTGCCAACACCGTAGTGTGGCTCACCTAGCCCTATGTTAAGGATTACTTGCTGACCCGGATGGATACAGCACATGGTTTGTCTTGGCCCGTTCATCATTTACCCCACCTGTTCTGTTCACGTTGACGACCCACCCAACGTTCAACGTAGGTGACCAAGGCAAATGATGGGCGCAGCTTAGCATCGAGTGCCTTCTGAATCTCATCACCAGCATCTAACACACTCCGAGGCGCACCTAGCACTTCAAGTTCTTCACGTATGGACATAGCACTACCTTTGATCCTTTCAATCAGATGTTCGTATTTCATTGCATTACCAGCGAGAATGCTGGCTCGTATTGCATGGGATTATAGCCACCAGCACTAGGGTCGGTGACGATAGGCTCACCATCATCGTCGTACATGATGTTGCCGTTGTGGACATCATTCCAAGCGTCGTCCTCATCGAATGGGCTACTAGTAACATGGGTGAGCCATTGCCTGTACTCGCTGAGGGTAGGGCCAAAGTAGCTATGCACATTGCCGTAACAATCACCACCAAACAGCTCCTGGTGGGCCTCAGAGCTTTCCATATAGCCCACCTCACCATCCTCAAGCACAACCTTGCGCCTCTCGTTGTAACGCTTCATGATGGCAATGTACCCACCACCGGCGAGGGCAACGATGTAATGCACCTCTGGCATACCCTTGAGCAGCTTGCCAGCATCACGGCTGAGTTTAGAGAACTCAAGCCAGTTGCGTGTACCGTCACTACCCCTACGGCACACCTTAAGCACCATGTCGTCCCCAAGGGCGTACACCGTAGAGAAGTAGCCACCACCGAGGAATTGGGCGCGGCAGCGGAGGGATTCAACGTAAGCTACAGACAGCATACTAACCTCCGAACAGGTAGCCAATCACATAACCCACACCGACCCACAAGGCCAGCACAGGCAACACAAAGCGAATCAGCAGCAAGGCATACACCTTGAGGGTAAAGGCTAGATCAGCGAACATGGTACCAAGCCTCCCGAAGGAATCCGTACACAAACAATACCACACCGAGATACACCAACGCACCCAGCGCAGCAACGATAACGGGCCACACAAAGTAGAACACCGTCAACCAAAAGGCGATCAAAAGAATATTCATACTAGCTCCTTGGTTAAAGAACACACCAAGGCCCACCGTAGTGGGCTATGGTTTATCCTCTTACACCAGTGCCTCTGGTGCATCCACAGCGGGCTTAGTCACTGTAGCGGGCACAGCTTCGGGCTTGATGTCCACAACAGATGCCAGTGCAACCAGCTTAGCATGATCGGCACCATTAGCAGCAGCCTTCTTCAGCAAGGCCTTGACAGCAGCTTGCAAGTCGAAAGCCTTAGCCACAGCCTCAGCCTTCTCATCAGCAAACTCAAACCAAGGCTTAGCCGTAGCTGCCTCGATGTCAGTAGTGCGTGTCTTGTCATAAGCCAGCACACCACCTTCAGCTTGATTCTTCTTAAACTTACCGAAGGCAAGGCACCACTCCACAAAGGCCTTGATCTGAGGGCGACGGAGGTTGTCGATAAGGCGGTTCATGACCGTAATGTCACCATGAATGTCGGCATGAACCACACAGGCCAAGCCCAGCTCTTGAATGGTGGACTCAACCTTCAGATTCATCTTGCCCATTGCATCGATACGGGCATTCAATTGCTTAACTGTCAACATAGTAAACCTCTTAAGATAAACGCTAGATTATCCTAGCTATAACACACCTACGGCTAAGAGTGTTACAGATAGGACATCCTATCCTGTAGCGTTTAAGGGCATTATCCCTTAGTGTAGTATAACTCAATCGCACCTCATGGCACTCAAGAGTATTCTGTGCAAGCTCTCCCAAAAGAAACCAACAAAGCTCAACTATCTCACACCACACCCAATCAAGGGCATAGCTTACGCTAGACAGTATCACCATGTTGTGCTAATAGGCACACACACAATCCACTACGCTACTTGGACATTTAAGCATAGAATGCACGTTGTCTCATGTCATCACAACTCGACGCAGGTATACCCTTGTCGGCACTCATCTAAGCCGCATTACAGATAAAGCTACTGCACTACACCCATATGGGCTAATGTGCCATCACCTTACCTGCTGTAACGCTTCACAGCGCCATCAACTAACCTGACTAACCTTGACACTACTGTATCAAGGGAGACTGTATCTTACCACAATCTCCTAACCTTGTCAACTAGCATCTTTACAGGTACTCGCTAACTCAGAACCTCTACTGTATCACAGTCTTATCAGCTTGTCAACTAGGCTTACAAGTCACAGACTTACCTAGTGCTGATAGATAGCATGTGATCCAACACCTGTTGCTCTATCTATCCGCTATCGACTAACCGAGTTACTTAGACACTATGTATCTAAGGAGCCATACTGTATCACAGTCTTAGCCTATTGTCAACAAGGTAGGGTTGTTAGCCTGCGCTTGCGCTTATAGGCTCTGCCCTCTCCTGTCTCGCAGTGTTTGCTGCGATGGGTTGAACTATAGCAGGGTTCTATACCCTTGTCAACACTAGGGCTATTCGCTAGGTTCTGTCTCTAGCTTCGGTCTCAGGGCTTGGTGTCTCAGCCTTGCCTGTCTCGCTTGGTGTCTGTCCGGCCTCACAGTCTCGTGCGTACTGCTTCGCGGGTTTCCATCCTTCGGGTGGCGCTGATAGATGCGCGATAGGTCTAGTCCGGCAAGGCTAGGTATCGGGCATACAGGGTACGCGTGTCCGGGTGTTACCCGGCAATGGCGCCAACATGCAAGCCCAATGGGCAAGCTATGGATTACGGTCGGCCAGAGCGCTGCTGCGATCCTGTAATACAGGTACTGCAACTAGGCCCGGCAGCAGAGCCAGCACAGAATGTGCAAACAGATGCCCCCCCCCCCCCCCCCCCCCCCCCCCC